AATCTGGACGGCAAAATCCTGCACCTGAAAACTGGCGTTTGCCACAGCGCTGGTCAATCTGCCGGTTGCGCCGCTTGCCCTGCCCTGTGCCATTGCGGCTGCGTCTGCGGCATCGCCGACCGCGAGATATTTCTGCCGGGCGAGATCCATGACGCGGTTTGCCTCGGTCTGGGAAATGATTCCCGCCCGCAGGGCGGCGTTGGTCTGTTCAACCGCCGCCTCGTAACGTTTTGACGCTGCGAACACCGGATCGATGCTGGCGCGCAGGTCGTCGAACGCGCGCGCCTGCGCGCTGAGTCGCGCTGTGTATTCCTGTGTGGCCGTGCGCGCGTTGTCGTTGGCGCGTGCCAGCCCTTCAACCGCCGTTGCCTGCCGCTGGACGCTGCCTGCCGACCGGCTGGCGGTGTCGGACAGCCGCGCGGTGGCGCGCGTGACGCCATCCGCAGCGGCTTCGGCCTTTCGGCCCGCGCCGACGATATTTTCCAGCGCGGCCTTGCCTTTCAGAAGGCCGGTCGTGTCTGCGCCAAGGCTGAGGACAGCGGTGAAATCAGTCACTGTGCTTTCCCTTCATCCTTCGTGCGTCCATCGGCGGGCGGCGCAACAGCTGATCGCCGCACTGGTATTCGGCGACGTATTCGAGGCACATTGCGTGCAGCGTTTCCGCTTCCCATGGTTCGGAAATCCGACCCGTGAGCCGCGCGAACGCCTCGATTTCCGGCCAATCCGTAGGGCGTGGCCCCATTCCCGTTGATCGGATCGGCCCCAGCATCAGCATTGCGTCCACCAGATATTGCCCCGCCGTCAATTCCGGCAATTGTATGCCGTTTTCCTCGGCCCGCGTCGGGCGATCCTTTCGCGGCGCGTGGAGGTATCCCAACTGCGCCGCGAAAATCTTCAATTCCTCGATACGTTTCCCAGGTAATTTGCGCGCTTGGTGGCGAACGACATTACCTGTTCAACGAACGATTTTTCCCCCTCTTGTCCATTGATCGTTTGCAGGCTGAGGAACCACTCAACGTCGTCCGGCGCTTTGGCTGGAATATCGCCGCGATCCACGTTTTCAAACCCGACAATCAGCGGTTTTGCCGCCGCAACGAGGCGGTCGTGCAATTCGCTCAACGTTTGCTGGTCGTCGTCGCCCTTCATCCGGCTGGCCTGCGCCGCGCGCAGCGCCTCTTGTGCCTGGCGGCTTTCGGTGCCGAGCACCAGAACGCGGCAGGGCTTTTTCTTGTCGTAGAGCAATTCGCCGGTGGCCGGGTGGGCAAGGTGCAGCCATGCCCCGGCGGACGCGGCGGCGCGGCTATCGAACGCGGAAAAGTCCATCATTTGTCCTTTCGTAGTGCACTGGTGCGAGTGGGACCGCAGCGGCGCACCATTCCGCCACGGCCCCTGCCCGGCGCGCCTGTCCCACACACGCGCCGGGTTTTGTCGCTACGCTCACGGCTGGGTTGCGTCCACGGTTTGGGCGTTTTGCTTGAAATTGACCGTGAATCCCTCGTAGCTGTCGGTCGTGGCCTGGTTTTCCGTATAGGAATGCACATAGCCCTGCGCGTATTGCACGGGGTCGCCCGAGACGGGTTGCTGGTTCGCGCCGGAGCCGGTGACCAGTTTGATGGCCAGCAAACCCTGTCCGCCGTTGGCGGCGTCCTTGACGATGGTGCGTCCGGGGTCGGAACCGTCAATCGTGAAAGCCATTTGGGAATCCTGTCCCTGGCCTGCGCCTTTCACGCCTTTGGTGAATCCGGTTTGCAGGTCCGGCACGTCGATATTCGCGTGCGTGACCCCGAGTTGCGGGCCGGATACCAGACCTTCAACTTTGGTCCACGTCAGCGCGGCAAACGCGGTAGCGGTGTTGGCTGTGGGCAGAGTGGCGCTCACGTAGAGCGTTTTGCCGATATTGTTGCGAACGGCCATGGTTTTTCTCCTTCATGGATTCGTTTAGACGCGGAGGATGGCTGCAATCAGGCCCGTACCGCTGGTAATGGCGACGGTGCCTTTGCAGTATTCCGCGCGGGTATCGAGCGGGATGACGCGGGCGGAGTTTGCGGGAATCGAGCCGACGGCCCAGCCCGCCGCTACGCTGACAGAGCCGATTCCGGGGACGATCACGCTGGTGCCGCCGTCGCCGTCGATTGTGGGCGAAATCGGCGATCCGGTCGGATTCCGCAGGATCAGCAGATCGCCTTTTTTGTAGGTGAACGAGTCGGTTCCGTTCAGCGTGGTTTCGTTCAGGACGATGGCACCATCGCCCAAAACCGAAGTGGAGGTGATTGCAGGCATGATGTTGCCCCTTGATTGATGTGTGTCCCGCGATTTGCCGTTGGCCGCCTGCGGGTTTGGGCGATTCAGTTTTCCAGCCGGTAGGATATTCGCACCGGCTGCCGCCAATCCGGCCCGTCCTGGAATGCGGGCATCGGTTCGGCGGGTTTGTGGATCAGGACGGTTCCGTTTCCGGCGCTGAGGCGCAGGCCTTGCGGGAAACGGTCGATCACGGATTGGGCGATTGTGTTTGCCTGGGTTGCGAATTTGTCGCGCGCGGCGACGATTGTGACCATCAGCGCGCCGCCGCCGATGTAGCCGCCGCCTTGCAGTTGGCGTGCCGCGCGGGGTGTCGGGACGTGCTGCACGAAAAGGAACGGGCGGGCGGGGTTGATGTCCTTGTTCGGCCACGCGATAGGCGGGCAGGCGGCCATTGTGGCGAGTCTTTGTCCCAACGCGGTTTCGATTTCGTCCAGCGTCATTGCCGCACCTCGGCCTTGCGCGCTTTGACGTGTTGCGGGAATTGGGCCGCGTTGTGCATCACGAAATACCGCCCGGCTTGCTGGTAGTATCGGCCCAGCGAGTCGGTTCCGGTGAATCCGAATTCGATACGTTTTGCGTGCGGGGCGGTCCACGCGAAACGAACCACGTCGCCGATCTGCATGTTTTCGATTGCCACCATGTAGGAGTCCGGGCCGGTTGCGCCGTCAACGGTGAGGCTGTTGACCAGTTCGGAGGTCAGTCCGACCGGGATTTTGCCGATTTCAAACGAGGTTGCGCCCTGGGTGATGCCGATTTGGGTTGTCTGCGCGCCCACCATAACATCCATGATGGATTGCCGCATGACGTATTCGATTTTCTCCTCGGTGAGGTCGCGGAATTGTTCCAGTTTGGCGGTGAATGTGCGGGTCATTATTTGGGTCTCTTGAATTGCGGTTTGTAGACGACAACGCAGCGGCAACTGATCGAGTGTTTTGCGCCGCCTGCCGGATCGTGAGGGAATTGCATGGGCGTTCCGTCTGCCATGATGAATGGCTCGGCCAGCGGCTTGGTGACCCCGTTCGTTGCTTGGTGATCGTGGCGCGGGTTTTTGAGCGTGTTGTGGCTCCAGGTCTTGTCGATTTTTTCGACGACGCCGCTTTCCAGCATCTGGCGGAACGCCTCGTATCGGCCTGCGGCGGTGGCGGTGAAACTTTCATTGAGTGATACGGTTTGGGCTCGGGCTTTCAGCAGCCGCGCTTCATGGGCGCGGGCGATACGTTCCACATCTGCGGCGGGCAGCGCCTTGCCTTCCTTGATTGCGCGCCGCACCAGCGCGTCGAAACGGCGGTCCGTGCTTTTGTATCGCGGTTGGCCGCCGGGCAGGAAATAGTCGGCAATTCTGGAAGGGTCGGAAAGGATAGCACGCACGCGCCATGCCCTTTCCGCGCGCGGCGCGTCCAGCCCCAGGACGCCGCCCTCGCGCTTGCCGGTTTTCGGGTTGATGACGCCGCCGAGTTGGCGTGCGACTTTCTGCGCGCCGATGCCCTTTTGCGCGCCGTCGAGGATTATTTCCCGCAGGATTTCTGTTCCGGGATTGCCCATTTCAGTCACCAGCCGCGCGCCGGTTTCGGCGATAATCCGTTCCGCGAAGCGGTGTCGTCCGTTGAACCCGAAACCGCCAGCGATGGCGCGCGGGACTGTGACAGTCATTCCAGCCTCGATAAACGCGGCGCGGATTGCCTCTTGAAGCGGGAAAAGCGCAACGTTGTCGATACGCAGCAATTCGGCTGCACGCGCAATGTCATTGTTTTCGATTGCCTCCACCAGCGCGTCGAAATCGAGCCGTTCGTGGGCAATTTCGACTGCCAGCAGGAATGCATCGCGGATTCGCTTTTCGTGTTTTGCCAGAAGCGTTTCAAGTTGGCGCTTCTGCTCGGGTGTTACACCGCTTGCCATTGGTCATTTCCGGCACTGGCAGGTGTAGTAAAGCGGCACGCCGCCCGGCGATTCCGGCTGGACAGAAACAATCGCGTATTCCGCGCCGCCGATGGAAAGCCGGTCGGCGGTCGTCGGCGCGGGCGTCACAGCTTCGATCATCACGCGGCGATCCTCGGCCCGGATCAGCGTTCCGTCGATCTGCCGCGCGCTGTAGTTTTCGCTGATTGCCCACACCTCCTGCGACGTGCCGGGCATTGCGGGCGCGTCCCACGGGTTTGCGGGTTGCGCGCCGGAGCGCAGCAGGATTGCCTGCGCGCCGTTGCCCGTGGCGTTGGCTGCCTGTTTGAGTGCAGCCGCCACGTCTGCCGCGATTGCCGTGCCGCTCATCGGTTGCCGCCCTTCACGCGCGCGTCAGGTGAATTGTGTCGTCCGTGAGGTGCTCGGCCACAAGCGCCTCGACGTGCAGCAGGCGCGGCACAAGCGCATCAACGCCGCCCGGCAGCGAAACCGGCTGCCACGAAATAGAGCCGACTCCTGTCAACACCTTGGCATCGACAGGCTTGACGGTCGGGGACAGGATTCCCGGCTCTTTAGCCTCGACCAGCGCCGCTTCGATTATCGCGTATTTGACGGTTTCCGGCGCGGTGGCGTCAGTGAATTCCTCTGCCCACAATTCGTTATAGGTGCGGGCGATATAATCCTGCGCACGGCGCAGGGCTGCGGTCTGGTCGGCGGTATTTGTGGGCCACCCGGACAGGCCGCGCGCGTTGATGTAGTTCGTGGCGACGGTCGGGGTAACGGCGGCGGTGGTATAGCTGAGGGTCATTGCCGTCACGCCTCGATAAACACAATTTCGGTCAGAATCTGGCGCAGCTTTTCAACGCCAAGTCGCTTGTCGCCGTTCCAGCCGTGCGCTTCCAGCAATTCCAGCAATTCGGCCTTGCCCATTGCCGCAATTCCCTCGCGCGTCAGGTCGAGGTCTGCGCCGCCTGCGGCGGATTCGACCGTCCAGCCCAGCGCCTGCCATTCTGCTACCCAGTCGGGACGAACATCTGCGATTGCGCCGTCTGGCCGGATCATTCGGACCAATTCCATTCCAATTCCTCCGGTGCGGGAGGCGCAGGGCCGGATTTCCAGCCCCGCGCGGTTTCATCACGACAGCAGGATTGCCACGTGTTCGGGCTGGACGACTTTGAAACCCCACGCGAGGTGGAGTTCCCAGGTGCGCTGGCCGTATTGGCTGATGTCCAGCAGCAGGTAGGTCATGCCCATTTCGTCCGAGATCAGCGTTTGCGTGATTGTCGGGTTGGCGGGCATGATGGGCGGGCGCATGACGCCGACGACAGCCGACCGCTCGAACGCGAGGACCGGCGTGTAGTCGTTCCCGACGCTGACTGCGTTTGCGTTCGGGATTGCCACGCGCGCGCCGGGGCGTCCGATAGTGATCGTGCCGGGGCCTGTGGTGCCAGCGTTGACCACGTATTTGTTCACGGTGTCAGCCGCGAACGTCACCACGTCGCCTGCCAGCACGGTTCCGGTGCCAGCCGCAAGGGTGATGGTTTTTCCGCCGATGGCGGTCGCGCCGGACGTGGTGTAACCCGCGCCGGTTCCCTTGGTGTGCAGCGAGATTCCTGCGCTTTCGCGGATTTCAAACCCGAATTGGCGCAGGATCGCCCCGGTGCGGCGTTCGTCGGCACCGCCCGCCTGGTCGGCTTGCTGGATAATGCCGAGCTTGCGCAGCGCCGCGCCGTCTGCGGTGTCCATCACCAGTTGCAAGTCGGCCATGGGTGCGCCGTTGTCGGCCAGCACTTTCCGCACATCGACGATTGCGTTGATGTCGGACGCGAACGGGTTGCCGCCTGCGGTGCCGACTGCACGGGACGCGCCTTCCTTGATCGCCTTGGCCGCGTCGGATTCGGCGGAATTGCGCAAGGAGCGCATTCCCTGAGCGATCAGTTGACGAATCCATTCGGTCGAGGCCGCGCCATTGTCGAGGCTGCGCTGTTGCTCGCCAGTCAGGTGCCACGTCACCTTTTTGGACGCGGTGATCTGAACGCCGACATCCTCGGCGGTGGCGTCTGCGCCGGTGGGCGCGACGTTGCCGGGGATGAAGTCCTCAGCCGCGCGGCTGGGCGCGACAGGGACTTTCACGGTGTCGCCTCGTGCAACTCCCTGATCGGCGAAATTCACGTTGATGGCGCTGACCACGCCGAACGGTTCGGACGACACTTGCTGCGCCGCCGAAAACAGGATCGGCTGTAGAGCCGTTAGGGTATTCGGCATGGATCAATCTCCTTCTAGTGCCGAGTTTCAGTCTGTGACGACAACGCCCGGATTTTTGGCGAAGAAAGTCGCCTTTTCGCGGGGTGTCATCGCTTCCAGGTCTTTCGCCGAGACGGTCTTGCCGCCAATCGACGATCCGCGGTCATTGCCGCGTGCGCCGCCGCCCGTGGGCGGCTGGACGAAATCCTTGCCTTCACCGGCTGCCCAGCGTTTGACGTAATCGGCAACCGGGAAAATGCCCATGTCCGTTTCGACAACGGGTTTGTCGCCGTCGAGTTTCACCTGCCCGATCAGGAGTGCCCGCGCTGCCTTGACGAATGCGGGGGTGGTGATTCCTGCGGCGGTCAGGGCTTCTTCGAGGGAACGCTCGACAATGACGCGCTGGACGCGGGACGACGCCTCCTCGTATTTGGCTTTCCATTCGTCGCGTTCCGCTTCGTATTGGCGGCGCATTTCCACCATTTGCGCTTCGCGCTTGGCCGGGTCGCCGCCTTCCTTGAGGCGCTTCCACAATTCCGGGTCGAAATCCTCGGGGATCGACCGGAGTTTTGCGGCTGCGGCCTCGCGTTCTTCCTTGGCGCGTTGCAGTTCGGCCTTGGTGCGGTCATAGGCGTTGCGCAGGGGCGAAACGGCGCGATGTTCGCGGATGGTTTCGTCGTCAATATCGAGGAAATACCTTTCCCCTTCCTTGACGTAGAGCGGGCGGAGGCTTTCCTCCACCGCGTCGATATTGTCGATCACGGATTTGAGCGGCATTGCCGGTTTCCTTTGTTGGGCCACGTTGTGGCGGTCAGATGGCCGTTTCGACCGGGATTTCCTGATTTTCGATCAGGGCGAATTCCTCGTCGGCAGTGCGTTCCGCCGACATCAATCCGCCGCGCTGGGCGTTGGCGTAGTAGGTTTGCCACGACATTCCGCCCGCGCTGTAGATACTGAACAACGCTTGCAGGTCTTGCGCCGTCATTGTGCGGTCGAGCAAATCGGTTGGCGGCGTGACGACGATTTCGGCGGGGTCGAGGTCCATGAAAAGCGCAATGTTGCGCAGGCCGGATTCCAGAATTGCCGCGCTGAGGTTGGCGATTGATTGCAGGTTTGCCATTTCGGACGCGAACCGCATCCGGCGCGC